GGCAGCCGCTGGTGATCAATCCTTGGGTTTGCGGCCAGTCATGTCCTTGACGCGGACCTTGGGCCGGCTCAGTTCGAGCTTGTCGTTGAAGATGCTGAAGTGGCGGCGCAGCAGCTCGAGGTTCTTCACCTTGTCCGGCCACTTGATCTTTTTCAGCACGCCGACCATCGCGCGCTCGTCGCCGCTGCCCTCGAACATTTCGGCCAGATCGAAGCCCGACAGGTACTGACGCCAGACGCGCGGCCACCCGCTGACCGGCTTGAGCGACATGTCGTCGTTCAGGATGTCGATCACGTCCATCTTGTCGATCTCGACCAAGCGCTGCACGACGTAGGCGGCGTCGACCTGCACGCGCTCGGCACGCTTTGACATCGCGGCGGCAATCGAGGTCTGAACCTCAATTTTCCTCAACAGGCGCTCGCCAATCCGATCCGCCGTCTTCACGCTATACCCGGCCCGACGGGCAGCTGCTGCCGCGCAAAGGTCGATCAGATACTCGTCGACGAAAGCCTGCTGCTTGGGCGTAAGTTTTTGCGTCTTCATGCCCGCACCACCCGAGCGCTCGGCAGACTGCGCAGCATCACCGGCCGGCGTGGTGCATCAGCCCGCGTCTTACCGGTTCGGCCTTCCCAGAGATCGAGAATCAGCTCGCCACGGGCGTGCGACGGCTCGCGCGATTCCTCGGCGTAGTGCCTGAGCGCCTTCTCGCTGATCGCCCCGCCCAATTCCCGCTCGATGGCACTCGGCATCAAGCCGAGCCGGCGCAGGTCGAACAGGATCTCGCGCCAATCGTAGGTGTCTTGTGTCATCGCCTACCCCTTAAACGTGTAAAAATTTGCAGTTCTAACTTTGAGGCGTTTGAGGCGTTAGAAACCTCGTTTTCCCTAAACTTTTTTCGCCTATATAAGAAAAAAAGTTTGGGTAAAACCGCACTTCTAACGCCTCAAACGCCTCAAACTGGATCGCAGTCCTAAACTACGTGCAAAAAATTGCAGCTTCGCTCACGCCAGGTCGCTGCCTTCGAACTCTCGCTCGACAGCGGCGCGAATTCCTGCAAATCCGCGCTGCGCCCGCTGCGCCCCGAGGTTCTTAACTTGCAAAAAACCACGCGCAGCCAAGCGACGCCCCAGCGTGCGTGAATTCGAAATAAATCGCAGTTCCCCGCGACGCTCCGCGAAATGCTTCCACGAGGACCACAATTCCTCGCTCGTCGCGGTGTGCGCAGGCCCTGTCTCGCAGCACTCGGCCAGCCAATCGCCGAGCAGGTCCATGTCGGCGCGGTAGCTGTCGCGCGCCGCAGCGATGCTGGCCGTGGGCCGCAGGCCGTGCTGCTGGTAGGTGAGCGCCCCGCGCACGCACCAGGCCAGCACGCCGGCCAGCTCGTCGCCGATGCGCTCGGCGCGCTGCGGATCCTTCTTGAGGTCCGGGTCGGTGTCGAAATTCCGGGTGAAGGGCACCAGCATCAGGCGCCGCCAGATCGCATAGTCGTCGCCCTTCACGATCGGCCGATGGTTGGTCGGCATGAACGTCACCCAGGTCGGCAGCACCTCGACCGTGGCCTTGGCGTGGATGCCGCGCGCGGGCATCGGATCCCCGCCGGTGATGCCCTTCACGAACCCCTCGCGCAGCTCGCTGCCCTCGTCCGGCTCGCTCACGTAGACGAAGCGCGCGCCGCGCAGGCGCAGCAGATCCTCGCGCGGGCCGCCCGCGTTGCCGCCAGGGCCGCCACCGGACAGGAACGTCTCGGCGCTGGCCGCCTTGGCGTAGCCACCGAACGCCGCGCGCACGGCGCCCAGCACGGTCGACTTGCCATTCGAGCCGCCGCCGAAGGGGATCGCCAGCACGTCCTCGCGCGGGTCGCCGAGCAGCGCGTAGCCGACCAGGCGCTGGAAGAACTCAATCTGCTCGGCCTCGCCGAAGAAGACGTCGGCCACGGTGCGCTCGAACCACGGCGCGGCCGCGCCCGGGTCGTACTCGACGGGCGACACGATCGTGATGCGGTGAGCTTTTTCGGGGGCGAGCAGCGCGCCGGTGCGCAGGTCGATGGCGCCGTTGGCCACGCCAAACAGGTGGCGGTGCTTGTCGAGCTCGGCCACGGGCACGACGACGCGCGGATCGGACGAGGCCAGCTTGATCATGTTCGACACCATCGCGGCCTTCTGGCAGGCGGCGCAGAACTTGAAGAACTCGATGCGTTCCTCATCGCTCTGCAGCCCCTCGATCTCGTCGGGCAGCGCGCGGATCGTCTCCTTCGCCAGGTGCGCCAGCTCGACGTCGGCGGCCACGCGCCAGTAGACGCCGGTCCATGCGTACCACTTCTCGATCTCGGGCACGTACATCAGGCCGTCACCGAACCGATCGAGCATGCGCTCGGCGTTGCCGAACTCGGTGCGCGCGCGGTATGCCTTCGGCGTCTCGTCGCGGCGTTCCTTCTTCGCCGCGCGCGGCGGCTTGGCGGTGTCGCCCGTGGCGGGATCGCCAGCGCTGGAATCCACCGGCCCCTTGACCGACAAGGGTTTAGGGGTGGCGGGCGGCGAGCCCACGGCCACCGCCTCGGCGCGCGCCGCGACTTCGAAATCATCTTCGATCGGTTCGATCCAGCCGTGCTGGCGGGCCAGGTGCAGGATCGTGCGACCGGTGATCGGCGCGCGCTCGTCGGTGCCTGTCTTGCCGACGTGGGCCCAGACGCGCTCTTCCAGGAACCGTGGTTCGTACTTGCTCGATCGCGCCGAGAAAGCATGCGCGAGCGCGAGGCCGGCGTCGCTGCCGCGCGCGGCGTGGTGAATGCCGAAGATGACGTCGCGCCACGCCTCGTAATCCAGCTCGTCAGCGCCGGTGTTCGGGATCATGTCGAGCGCCGACTTCAGCACGGACAGCTCGACGGGCGTGTCGACGGCGGTCGGCACCACGATCTGCTCACGCTCAACCAGCGGCACGGCCGCGCTGATCGGCCAGTCCATCGTCAGGGCGTACTCCTTCGGCATGTCGTCCAGCTCGAACGCGTCGAGCGGGACCGACTTGCCGGCGAGCGGCAGCACGAACATGTTGCCGCAGCCGTCGGATGGCACGCTGTTCTGCTTGGGGAACACCTCGACCTGCCCCGCGGCCACGCCGCGCGTACCGTCGGCCAGCGCGCACGTGGCCAGCGCCGCGCGCAGCGCGCACCGAACGCTGTAGGCGTCCTGCGGGGCGTCCCATAGCAGATAGAGGTGCATGCCGGATCCGCCCGACGAGCGGAACGGGATCGGGCGCAGGCCGGCGCGCTCAAGCGCCGCCATGACGCCAAGCGCCACGTCCTGCATATCGTGCCAGGGCGTCTCGCCCTTGTGCGAGTCCAGGTCGAGGCAGGCCACGCGCGTGGTGGTGGCGCCCGGCTCGATCTGTGCGACACCGTAGGCCGGGCCGCCATTCACGTGATGCGCGAGCCGCTCGGCGGTCAACGGGCGCTTAACGTGCGAGGGCGGCCCGTCGCGCTTGATCCAGCAATGCGAAGTCACGACGCGCGAAACGATCGGCTCGAGCGCGGCGGCCAGGGTGATATTGGGCATGGAAGGTCAGCGCGCCGGGCGGCGCAAAAGAGAAACGGCACCCGTCAGAATGGCGGCCGTGCTTCGTGTGTCAGGCGCGTTTTTCATGGACGAATACCCACACAGGAAATACGGGTATTCCCGTATGTCCCTGATTTATCGGTTAATGTTCGGGCCGCGTCAGGTCATACCTGACACTTCTGCGGGAGCCCGTCCGTAGCGTTCGGGTACAGCGCCGGCGCAATCTTGTGCGGGGTGAACGACCAGTCCGTGAGCTCGGCCAACTGCAGCACGCGCGGATCCGGAACACGGTCGGCCTCGATCCACTCGTAGACCGAGGCCCGCGTGATGCCCAGCGCACGCGCAACAGCGGTCGGGCCACCCGCGGCGGCAACAAGGTCTTTAACGAATGGCACGGTTCTCCCCGTCAATGTATGGCAGTGCTGTACATGGTAGTAGGGCGACGCTGTACAGTCAACAGGAGAAAGGCAATGGAAAGCGAACGCGGTCACATCGGCACCCGGATCCGGCAACTGCGCGAGGCCCGCGGCCTGACGCTTCAGGACGTCGCCAACGTGTTCGGCATCACGCGCGCCTCGGTGAGCGAATGGGAACACGGCCGCTCGAAGCCGGACACCGCGAAGCTGACGAAGCTCGCCGACATGTTCGACACCACGGTGCCCTATCTCCTGGATGGCGCCCCCGCGCCGCTGTTCAAGCCAGAAGGTCGCGGCCGCGTGCTTCGCTTCGCACCGCCTGACAGCGCGGCCGCGCAAGTTGACGAAGCTGAAAGCAATGTCGCAAAATGGCCGTCCGGCAAGCTGCCCCTAATTTCCTGGGTGCAAGCGGGCGCATGGAGCGAGATCGTGGATAACTTCCAACCTGGCGATGCAGAAGACTGGATCGCCTGCCCCTTCCCTAGCGGCGAACGTGGTTTCGTCCTGCGCGTCGTCGGCGATAGCATGGCCGATCCCACTGGCGGCCCGTCGTTCCGGGAAGGCGACTTCATCAGCGTGAACCCTGACCGCAGCCCGCTGCATCGCAGCCTGGTGATCGCGCGCCGCGACGGCAAGGCCACCTTCAAGCAGCTCCTGCTCGAGGCCGACGGGAGCGCCCTGCTCTTCGCGCTGAATCCGGAGTGGCCGAATCGCTACATCCCGGTCGATGGCCAGACCGAAATCATCGGTGTCGTGACCGGGCAATGGCGCTCGTTAATCTGACCCTTTGCCGCTCCTGAAGCCCTGCCCGCCGCGTGCGGGTATTTTTTCGCCTGACACGTACAGAACCGCTTGACACCGCTCGGAACCACGCCTAGGATTCATGTCAGGCAATGCCAGACATTGCACCGCCCCAAGCGGACTGCTCCTTAACAAGCGAAGTTTTTGACCCGGGACCGCGGCCAACACCGTGGAGCAACCGGGCGTATGTGCGCGGCGGCACACGAGATAGGGGTAGCGCCCACGCCTCACAAAGCAGCTTTCAGCGGATCGGCACGTTCCAGTCCTCTGAAACCTGCTCAAACCATTTCGTAGTCCTACGGAGATTGACCATGGGAACCGCTGAACTGATCCGCTGGATCGACAGCCACCACCTGCCCGAACCGACGCGCGACAACTGCGACGGCACGCTGACCGTCGCCTGCGTGATGGTCGGCCGCGACGATGACGTGACGGTCGAGCGCGAAACGATCCCGGCCACGCGCAAGGCCGCCCGCGACTGGCTCGGTTACTGACATGCGCGAAGATGAAAAGCTCGTTCAGGAGCTCACCACGTTGCTGGTCGCCGGCAACAAGCCCGAAGCCAATGCGCGCCTGAAAGCCTACGCGGAGCAGCACCAGCTCGAGGAATGGCAGGCGCTTTTTATCGCGGCCACGGCCAACGACCGGGCGCACGCAATCTCGTGCAAGAAGCCCTAACCACGCTCGCATCCATCCTGCTGCTGATCGTCGCGCCCATCGCGCTGTCGGCCTGGACGATGCGGGCTACTCAATGAGGGGAATGACGTGAACAAGATCAAGCAGCAGTGGACACCGGGGCCGTGGAAACGCCGCCACCTCACTGTCGAGGATCATCGCGGGATGGTCGTGGCGCTCGTTTCCGAGCCCCATCACATGCTTCTTGGTGCGGAACGACGCGAGGACATGGAATGGTGCAAGGGAAACGCCAAGCTGATTGCAGCCGCGCCGGAACTGGTCACGGCGCTGTCGGAATTGCTGGAGTACGGCCTGAAGATGAGCGGACGCCACCACGCGCCGGCATTTGAAAAGGCCCGCGCCGCGCTCGCGAAGGCAGGAGCCTGAGATGCGCACGCACTCCTACGTCGACCTGCGATACGGTGTGTTGCACAGCGTGGATTACCGCTGCGCGGACGGCCACCTGATCCACGAATCGTTCGACACCATTTTCTATAGCGATATCTGCTGGTGCTGACCAGCACGTGACGCTCTTTCACGACCACGCGCCGCGGCGCGCAAAGCCGCACAACTACTCAGGAGTCCTCATGGCAACCAAAGAAAACCCCGGCCGCCTGCAAGCGATCGGCAACGAATTGGCGATCAATTTGGTGATGCAGTTGACCGTGCCGCGCATCACCACCGGCTGCGCCTCGATCGACGAAGCGGTCACCGAGGCGATCAAGGGCCTGCGCGAACTCGACCAGGCGCTCACCGGCGGCGAGCCGGCGCCCGGCGTCCAGAAGCTGGCCGAGGCGCGCGCCGCGCTCGAAGCGAAGGAGGAAGCCGGAAAAAAGCAGACGTCGGGCACGGCAGCGGATGCGACTGCCGCCGCTGCTCAGGCCGGCGAGCCGACGACGCCCGAATCCTCGAAGCCTGGGCCGGCGTCAGCGTCGACCCCGACGAACTCGAACGACGAGCCGCAGACCGCCGACGGCAATCTGAAGCCCTGGCACGAGAAAACGGCGGCGCTCTACGCTGAGCTGAAGGACGTGCCGCCGTCGCTCGAAAGCTGCAAGAAAGCGATCGTCGGGATCAGCACCAACGTCGGCCGCGACCAGGCCGAGGCGCTGCTCGCGCGCTTCGGCGCGAACGTCGTCTCCCCGAAGCCGGGCAAGAAGCATCTGGACGAGGCGATGTTCGGCCAGTTCATGGACCTGGCTGTCGCGATCCTGGCCGGCACGGCAGTCGCGACCGAAGCCGAGTTCAAGGAGTAAGCGGCGATGACCAAACGCAAATACGAGTTCGTCGAGGGTGACGAGCGCATCGTCGCGCCTGGCATCGTCGCGAAGCGGATCCGCGCACTGGTCGCGATCCCGGCCCTTCTCTGGGCGCCGGCCGTGTTGCCGGGTGAATTGGGCGGCTACATCGTCCAGGATAAAAACCTCGCGCAGGTCTCCGGCGACGCGTGGGTCTACGGCGACGCGCTGGTCTACGGCGACGCGCTGGTCTACGGCGACGCGCGGGTCTACGGCAACGCGCAGGTCTCCGGCGACGCGCAGGTCTACGGCGACGCGCTGGTCTACGGCGACGCGCGGGTCTACGGCAACGCGCAGGTCTCCGGCAACGCGCAGGTCTACGGCGACGCGCGGGTCTACGGCAACGCGCGGGTCTACGGCAACGCGCAGGTCTCCGGCGACGCGCAGGTCTACGGCGACGCGCTGGTCTACGGCGACGCGCGGGTCTCCGAAAAATGCAGCCGCACTCCGGTCCTGATTTCGGGTCTGCGCTACACGATCACCATCACCGATGACCACCTCCGGGCCGGCTGCCAATGCCACCTGATCGAGAAGTGGCCGGCGTTCACGAAAGACGAAATCGTGGCGATGGACGGCAAGGACGCGCTGCGCTTCTGGCCGCAGTTGCTGGCGTTACTCGCCACCGTGCGCCCGACCGAAACGGCCGAGGTACCGGAATGAACCAGACTGCTATCGCGGCGGTCGTCGAGGACCAGGCGCACGCGCTCCTGTCTCCGTCGTCCGCCTACACCTGGATCGAGTGCGCGGCCTCGACCGCCGCGCAGATCGGTCAGCCCGACGAGTCGAGCGAGTATGCCGACGAGGGCACCGCCGCGCACGAACTTGCGAAGTGGTGCCTCACCCTCGACCGCCTCGCGGCTTTCTATATCGGCAAAATCATCCCCGTCGGTACGGTGGTGATCGCCCGCGACGAGCAGACCGGCGAGCCGATCACCGAGCCCCGCCGCACGTTCGAAGTCGACGAGGACATGGCCGGCTACGTGCAGCTCTACGTCGATTCGGTACGCGAGCGCGTCAAAGCGCTGGAGCTGTCCGGCGCGCAGGTGCAGTTGCTGGTCGAGCAGCGTTTGTCTATCGAGCACATCACCAGCGAGGCCGACGCGCGCGGCACCAGCGACTGCGTGATCATCGCGATCTGGCCCGACGGCCGCGCCGAGCTCGAAGTCCGCGATCTGAAGTATGGGCGCGGCGTCGAGGTGTCGGCCGAGCGGAACTACCAGGCGATGGTCTACGCGCACGCGGCGCTCTACGAGCACGGCGAGTTCGCCGACTTCCAGCGCGTGAACATCGTCATCCACCAGCCGCGCATCAAGGACACCCCGAGCGAGTGGGCGACGACGCCAGCCGAACTCGATGCCTGGGTCGACGAGACGGCGCGTCCCGCCGCGCAGCGCGCCATGCTCTACGTCGGCTCCGAATCGCCGCTGGTGCTGAGCGACTTCAACCCCGGCGAGAAGCAGTGCAAGTTCTGCAAGGCCAAGGCCGTGTGCCCCACGCTCGCGGCGCACGTCGAGCAGACGATCGACGCTGATTTTGAAGTGCTCGAAGCGGCAGACGCGTATGGCGTGCCGAACGAGTACGTCGAGGCAAACGTCCGGCTGCTCACGAACGAACGCCTCGGCCTGATCCACGGCTCGCTCGACCTGATCGATTCTTGGATGAAGGCGGTGCGCGGCCGGATCGAGCACGAGCTGCTGCAGGCGCACCCGGTGCCCGGCGTGAAGCTCGTCGCCGGCCGGCGCGGCGCGCGGGCCTGGAACGATCCCGAAGCCGCCGAGGCGCTGCTGAAGTCGATGCGATTGAAGCAGGACCAGATGTACAACTTCAAGCTGATCAGCCCGACCCAGGCCGACAAGCTGCTGCGCCAGGATTCGCCGCGCCGCTGGAAGAAGGTCGAGGCGCTGATCACGCAGCGCGACGGTAAGCCGTCCGTGGCACCCGACACCGACAGCCGCCCGGCGCTCGTCATTACCCCACCCGAAGACGACTTCGAAGTCGCCGGCGTCCCGCCGGACGACGGCTCGGATCTCGCCTAACCCCGCACCACTCTCCACCCGAAGGAGCAACACCACCATGGCAAAAATCAAGCTCACGAACGTGCGTATCGCGTTCATCGACAACCTGCGCACCGCCGCCGAGTTCAAGGCCGGCGACGGCAAGTTCCGTTACAGCGCGACGTTCCTGATCGAGAAAGGCAGCGCGAACGACAAGGCGATCGAAGCCGCCATCAAGGAAGTGGCGGCCGAAGGCTGGGGTAAGAAGGCCGACGTCCAGCTCGAAAGCCTGCGCCCCCAGAAGAACGCGTTCTGCTACCAGAACGGCGACCTGAAGGATTACGACGGGTTCGAGGGCCATATGTTCATCGCCGCGCACCGCAAGCGCGACGACGGCCGCCCGCTGCTGCTCGACAACGTGATCGATCCCGAGACGGAGAAGATCGCGCGCCTGGTCGACGCGAACGGCGACTGGCTGCCCGGCAAGGAGGGCCGCATCTACGCCGGCTGCTACGTCAACGCCACGATCGATATCTACGCGCAGACGAAGGGCGATCCCGGCATCCGCTGCGGCCTGCAGGGCGTCCAGTTCCACGCGGCCGGCGACAGCTTCTCGGGCGCGAGCCGCGGCAACGAAGACGACTTCGAGGCCGCCGCACCCGTCGAAGCCGAAGACGATCTCGCATAACGGGGCGCTCGTCTCCAACCGCCGCCGGCGCGGCGGCAAACCCTTCCTCGCTAACCGGTGCTGCCCGTGGGCGGACACGGCGCCGGCATGCGCAAACCGCGAGCGCTGAAATTGAAGGCGGAAAGGTAGGGACGCCGGCACTCAGTAATCCTAAGGAGATTGATGTGGCACGCTGGAACGTCCGATGCAGCCGCGAGGCATGCAAACGGCGCGCCGTGTTCGCGAAGCACCCGGACGAGTACCAGCGGCCACGCAAGTGCGAGGGCTGCGGCGGCACTCGTTTCCGCGTGATCAAGAACATGGCGCGCGAGCGCGGCCGGCACGAGCTCTGCACCTGCATGGGCTACCTGTGGGGTGACGACTTCACCGCCAGTCGACCGCCGCATCGTCGCGGCTCGCGCTTCTTCTACTACCGCGCCGACGGCACGCTGCGCATGCCCGGCGACCCTGATTTCGAGGATCCGAACTATGAGCCCGACACGGCAGATGCCGCTTGACCTGGCCGGCGGCCACCATGCGGCCCGGAAGGGCTGGCACACGTGGCCGGGCATGCCGTTCGAACAACTGGAGCTGCTGTGATGGATACACCTTGCAAGCTGTTCGCCGGTGCTCAGAACAATCGAGGCTACGGCCAGGTGCGGCGCGAGGGGAGAACCCATCTCGCTCATCGAGTGGCGTTTGCCGAGGCGCATGGAATCGAGCTGTCGGCGCTCCGTGGCCTTGTCATCCGTCACCGCTGCGACACGCCGCTGTGCGTCAACCCCGAACACCTTGAGCCGGGTAGCCAGCGACAGAACATCCACGATGCGATCGAGCGCGGCCGTGCGAAGAAACCGCCGGTAATGCGCGGCTCTGGCGTAGGGACGTCGAAGCTCAAGGAGACCGACATCCCCGCCATACGCGCGCGGCTTGCCGCCGGCGAATTCCAGCGCGTGATCGCGGCTGACTACGGCGTTAGCCAGGTGCAAATCAGCCACATCGCGCGGCGCATTCAGTGGGGGCACGTGTGAAACTGTGGATGGATAGCGAGACGTTTTCGCCTGTGCCTTTGAAGCACGGTACCCATATCTACGCCGAATCCGCCGAGATCATGGTCATCACGTGGGCGGTGGACGACGGCCCGGTCGGTACGTGGGATCGTACCGCCGACTCGGCGATGCCCGACGAGCTCGACGACGCCCTCGACGTAGCGGATGAATTCTGGTGGCAGAACGGCGGTCAATTCGATCGTGTCGTCTTTCACCACGCTGCGCCGGAGATCGCCGCCCGCATGCCCGAGCACAAGTGGCGCGACACGATGGTCCAGGCGTATGCGCACGGGCTGCCCGGCTCGCTCGCCCTGCTCTGCGACATCTTCAACGTGCCGACGGATGAGGCGAAGGACAAGGACGGCAAGACGCTGATCCAATTGTTCTGCAAGCCACGGCCGGCCTACAGCGAGCTGCGGCGCGCCACGCGCGAGACGCACCCCGCCGAGTGGGCCCGGTTCCTCGAATACGCCGGGCGCGACATCACCGCGATGCGGGCGGTCCACAAGGCCATGCCGAAGTGGAACTACCCGAACAACGCGACTGAGCTGGCGCTCTGGCACCAGGACCAACGCATCAACATGCGCGGCATCCAGATGGATGTCGAGCTGGCGCATGCGGCGGTGACCGCCATCGCGAAGACGCAGAAGGAACTCGCCGCGCGCACCGTCGAGCTGACCGACGGCGAAGTCGCGAAGGCTACCCAGCGCGACAAGCTGCTCGCCCACCTGCTCGCCGAGTACGGCGTTGACCTGCCCGACATGAAGAAGTCGACGCTCGAGCGCCGGATCGCCGACCCCGATCTGCCGGATCCGCTGCGCGAGCTGCTGGCCATCCGCCTCGAGGCCACGATGACCAGCTCGTCGAAATACTCGACGCTGCTGCGCGGCGTGTCCAGCGACGGCCGGCTGCGCGGGCTCACGCAGTTCTGCGGCGCCGCGCGCACCGGGCGCGACGCGCACCGGCTCTACCAGCCCGGCAACATGCCGCGCCCGGATGTCGGCCTCATGGCGCGTGAGCTGGGCGTCGCGAAGCTTGGCGACGATGGCGCCGACCGCTACACGGAAATGGGCATCGCCGCGCTGAAAGCGGGCTGCGCCGACCTGGTGTTCAGCAACGTGATCGGGCTCACCGCCAACGTGGTGCGCGGCACGATCGTGGCGCCCCCCGGGAAAAAGATCGTGGTGGCCGACCTCTCGAACATCGAGGGTCGCGACGCGGCCTGGCTGTCCGGCGAGGACTGGAAGCTACAGGCGTTCCGCGAGTTCGATGCCGGCACCGGCCCGGACCTATACAAGCTGGCCTACTCCCGCTCGTTCGCCGTGCCGATCGACGACGTGACCAAGGACCGCCGCCAGCTTGGCAAGGTGCAGGAACTCGCGCTCGGCTTCGAAGGCGGTGTCGGCGCCTTCGTCACTTTCACCATGACCTACAAGATGGACCTCGACGACATCCGCAACGCTGTGTTCGGCGCCCTGGATCTGGTCGATCCCGAGGTGGTCTACGAGTCCCGGAAGATGTGGGATTGGGCCGTGAAGAAGCGGCGCACGCTCGGGCTGCCGCAGGACGTGTTCATCGCCTGCGAGATTCTGAAACGCGCTTGGCGCCGCGCGCACCCGCGTACCGAGTCGTATTGGAAAGAGCTGAAGGACACGGCCACGCAGGCGATCTGCCAGCCGGGCAAGTCGTTCCGCGCGCGGCGCGTCATCATGCGGCGCGACGCGGAATGGCTACGGATCCAACTGCCCAGCAAACGCCAGCTTTGCTACCTCGCGCCGCGCGTCGACGATGACGGCCAGATCACCTACATGGGCGTGAACCAGTACACCCGGAAATGGCAGCGCACGAAGACCTACGGCGGGAAGATTTTCGAAAACCTCTGCCAGGCCGTCGCGCGCGACGTGCTGTTCTACAACATGCCGGCCGTGGAAGCCGCCGGCTACGACCCGGTGCTGAAGGTGCACGACGAGGCCGTGACCGAGGCGCCGGACAAGCCCGAGTTCAACGACGAGCACCTGTCCAGTCTGATTGCCACGGCGCCCGCCTGGGCCGAGGGCATGCCGCTGGCGGCCGCCGGCTTCACCGCACTGAGGTACAAAAAGGACTGATCATGCGAAATCGATTTGCCGGAGTTTGCTACCGCTGCGGTAAGCACGTCGCCCCAGGCGCAGGACACTTCGAGCGCCACCAAGGTGGCTGGAGAGTCCAACACGCCGCCTGTGCGCTGGCCGCCCGAAACCTTCGCGCGCCTAACCTCCCCGCCTAGTTTCCCCTACCCGCTTTCCTGTCGGACGGCCCTGCACTCGGGCCGCGCCGGCGCACATCCGGAGAATCCCCATGCTCGAAAAGACCGTCGAGGCTTACCTCGTCGAGCGCGTGCGCGCGCTTGGCGGCATCGCCTACAAGTTCACCAGCCCGGCGCGCGCCAGCGTGCCGGACCGCATCGTCATCCTGCCGTCCGGCCGGGCTTTCATTGCCGACACTTTCGCCCGCGGCCGGATCTACCTCATCGAGGTGAAGCGCCCCGGCGGCAAGCTCACGCGCGGTCAGGAACGCGAGCACGAACGCCTGCGCCGGCTCGGCGCCGACGTGCGCGTGCTCGACAGCATCGGCGCGATCAATGCGTTCTTGAATGAGGTCGAGACGGCCCCAGCAGTGCCGGGCCATGTCCGCTTTTCAATGGAATCGACTGCGCGCTGGCTGGAGGGTGGCTGCGATCCGCTGGCCGCTGCGAAGGAAATCCGCGCGTGTCTTGCCAAGGTCGACGCCGCTCCCGCCGCCCCGGTAGCCAGCCCGTCGATCGACATCGAGCAGATGCTCCGAGACTGCGTGCCGGGTGGCGACATCGTAGATCCGCAGCTCGTGTGCGACAACATCCGAGGGTGGTTCGCGGACCACGCTCAGGCTGTCGCCGCTGATGGGGCGGCCATCGACACGAAAGCCATCGCCGAATCGCTGGAGCGGATGATCGTGGACTGGTACGCCGACTGCGAGAGAACGCGCCTGGATTGGAAACAAATGGCAGGCGTGATCAAGCTTCGCCTCGACCGCTTCCTCAAGCGCGCAGCAGTATCGCCGGCCACGGCCGACGAGCGCGCGGCGTTCGAGGCATGGGCTCGTAAGCAGCCTAAGCACATCATCAAGGATTTGCAGCGCTACGACGACAACCACCCCGATAAATCGATAGCTGGCGAGTACGGCCATTGCAGTACCAAAGACGCGTGGTTCATCTGGCAAGCCGCCCGCGCATCGCAGGCCGCCGCACCGGCCTCGAAGACCCTGAGCTGCATGCAGGACGAAATTGCAGGTGTCATGCAGCAGGCCGCCGCACCGGCGTTGGTGCCGCCATTCAAGCGCTACAACTGGGATGGCAAAGAAAGCGAGGCAGGCCCTCTGGTTTTCTTCCTCGACGTGCTCGAAGCGTTGAAGATCGTCGAAGACGAACAGGCCGCCGCACCGGCCGAGGCGCGCGAGCATGTCGATGACGTGGCGGTCGATGAATTCGCGATCGCGATGAAAGCGAAGATGGCGTCCGCGCGCGCCAAGGGCCGCAGCGGATGGGAAACGTGCGCACCGGCCGAACTTTCCCGCATGCTGCGCGAGCACGTCGAGAAGGGCGATCCTCGCGACGTGGCGAACTTCTGCATGATGCTCCACCACCACGGCGCACCCATCGGCGGTGCTGCTGATGCGGGAGAGGCGGTAGCTCAGGGCGCTCAGGGTGGGAAGGGAGGCGAAGCGTGATTGAACTTCGACCCATCGCACAGAAAGAGGCGTTCGACTTCATCCGAGCCGAGCATCGGCATCACGACGTGCCGGTAGGCGGCCTCTGGTGGCAGGCCGTCCATGATGATGGCGGGCGCCTGGTCGGCGTGGCGATCACTGGGCGCCCTGTCGCTCGCGCGCTCGATGACGGGCTAACCGCCGAAGTGACGCGACTCTGTACGGACGGCACGCCGAATGCCTGCTCGATGCTCTACGCAGCCGCTCGGCGCGTGGCGCTCGACAAGGGCTTTCGGCGCGGCCTCACCTACATCCTCGCATCCGAAGATGGCGGCAGCCTGCGCGCATCTGGCTGGACGTTTTTGTGGAACGTCCGCGGTCGCTCATGGGATTGCCCGAGCCGCCCGAGAACCGACAAGCATCCGACCGAAGACAAGCAGGCGTGGGGCTGGGGTGCTTGGCCTGCGCTGAACACTATCGAGGGAGACACCCGATGAGCGACAAGCTGAGCGACGTTCGGGCATTCCCGAGCGCCACTGCGACCAGCCGCGCGGCACCGAAGCGGATCATGCGCCCGTGCGAATACGGGCTGTGGGGCGCTGTCAAAGACATGGAAACGCAGATGGGCACTGTCGAAGCATACAACCGCATCTGCGACTGGGCTGAACGCCTGAAAGCCCAGATCGACCGCGGAGACGCGAAGGCTCAAAACCCGTTGTTTTCGACTGATCCGAAGATGATCTATCCGGCAGGAGGTGAATGATGGATGACAAGCTGAGCGAACTGCTGCCGTGCCCGTTTTGCGGCTGCACGGATATCAGCGAAGGCGAAGTCCTGACGGACAACCCGGATGGCGGCGCATCCACGCAGTCGATGTGCCGAGGCTGCGGCGCCTTGGGACCCGATGCGCATCTTCGGGAAGGCGAGGTTGACTTCGGTTCGGTGAAATCCACTGCCGCATGGAACCGCCGCGCCCCGCCTGCGCCGGCTATCCCTGCCGAGACGATGTCGGATCAGCAGATCCTCGACATCGCAAAGCGCGTGACGCCGGCTTTCCGTGAATCACCGGCCAGTTGCATCGCGCTCGTGCGCGAAGCGTTCAAGGCTGCGCCGGCTATCTCGAAAAGCGACGATGCGCAGGATGCTGCGCGGTATCGGTGGCTTCAACGGCAGCGCGCACATGTCTGGCATGAAATCGCCGACATGCCGATCAACCGCACCAACGAGCGCATCGATGCCGCTATCGACGCCGCACGCAAGGGAGAGAAATCGTGAAGCCCCTGATCTACCTCGCGGCTTGCGTCGGTGCGGCGGTGATGGCGCTGAGCCTCGCCGGCGCGCTCGACATCGGCCACTTCCGGCTCTACTACGGCGCGGACGAGCCGCATTGCGTGCGGGGCGTGAGCACATGATCCAGACCACCAAGCCTCGCGCCCGCTGCTACGCACACGGTTACTGGACGGTCTACGGCCCACACGGCGTCGCGATGAACTGGACGCTCGACGCGGCGCTCGCGAGCTACTACCGCTGCGTGCTGCACGTGATGACGGAACGCCGGCCATGATCCAGCGTCGTGTCTTCGCCCCGTGGGAGTACCAGCGCCTGATCATCGAGCACGAACTGCATATCGCGCGCAGCAACGTCTGGGCCGGCATGGGCCTGGGCAAGACCGTGAGCACGCTGTCGGCCCTGGAGACGCTCTACCACTTCGGGATCGAGACGCAGCCCACGCTCGTGATCGCCCCGCTGCGCGTCGCGCAGTCGACCTGGCCGGACGAGTGCGCGAAGTGGGAGCACCTGTCCGGCATGGAAGTGGTACCGATCATCGGTGACGCGAGCCGGCGCGCGATGCAGTTGCGCCAGGACGCGCCCGTGTTCTCGATCAACTACGAGAATCTGCCCTGGCTGATCGGCTGGTTCAAGCACAACCCTCGGCCGTGGCCGTTCGGCACGATCGTGGCGGACGAGTCGACGAAGCTGAAATCGACACGCGTGTCGAACCAGCGCAGCAAGAAGGGAACGGAGTTCATCAAGAAGTCCGGCGGCAGCGTGCGCGGCCGCGCGCTCGCCGAGATCGCGCACACGAAGGTCCACCGCTGGGTGAACCTCACCGGCACGCCGAGCCCGAACGGCTTGCAGGATCTCTGGGGCCAACAGTGGTTTGTCGACGGCGGCCAGCGGCTCGGCCGCAGCTACTCGGCGTTCGAGGACCGCTGGTTCCAGTCGATCAAGGGGCAGGCCGGTTACCACCAGACGCGCCCGCTCGTGCATGCTCAGCAGCAGATCCAGCAGGCGCTCGCCGACTGCACGATCTCGCTCGACCCGAGCGACTGGTTCGACCTGCAAGCGCCGATCGTGCGCACCGTCTACGTTGACATGCCGGAGAAAGCCCGGCGCCTGTACCGCGACATGGAGCGCCAACTGTTCATGGAGATCGACGGCAGCCCGATCGAGGCCATGAACGCCGCGTCGAAGACGATGAAGTGCCTGCAGCTCGCGAACGGCGCCGTCTACAAGCAGGAAGACGACGGCAGCGACACGGCGCCGTGGCACGAGGTGCACGACCAGAAGCTGCAGGCGCTCGACGAGATTGTCGAGGAAGCGGCCGGCATGCCGGTGCTGGTCGCCTACCACTTCAAGTCAGACCTGGCCCGGCTGCAGCGCGCATTCCCCCGCGGCCGACAACTGGACAAGGATCCGCAGACGATCCGCGACTGGAACGCCGGCAAGATCCCGGTGCTGTTCGCCCACCCGGCCAGCGCCGGCCACGGCCTGAACCTGCAGGACGGCGGCAACATCCTGGCCGTCTTCGGCCACTGGTGGAACCTCGAAGAATACCAGCAGATCGTCGAGCGCATCGGCCCGGTGCGCCAACTGCAGGCCGGCCACAAGCGCCCGGTCTTCATCTACCAGATCGTCGCGCGAGACACGATCGACGAGGACGTGCTCGAGCGCCGCGAAACCAAACGCGCCGTGCAGGACATCCTGCTCGACTCCATGAAACGGAAAGGCATCCGGTGACCCCGGGGAGGAAATACAATCATGAACGACACGCAAACCATCGCTCCCGATCTGGTCGAGCGCATCGTCTCCGAGCTGGACCGCCGGGTCAAGGCACCGGTGCCGTTGGACATCGCGCTGTGGTCGACGAAGGAAATCGGCGAGTACCTGCAACGGCCGGCGCAGTCGGTGCGCGAGCGCATTGTGGTGCTGCCCGGGTTCCCGGCGCCGATCCGGCTGCCGAGCGGCGAGCACGGGCGATCGTTCCCGCGATGGAAGGCCACGGAAGTGATCGCCTGGGTGGAGTCGCACCAGAACGGCCGCGGGGCGCGCGGCGGTCGGCCACGGAAAGAGGACTAGCCGATGCGCTGGGCGATGTCCGCCGCTGACTCGTTGTAGTAGGTCAGCAGCTCGCTGAGGTTCGTATGCCCCGTCAGCCGCGCGAGATCCAGCGGGGGCAGCTTCTTCGCCAAGCGCGTGATCGCCTCGTGCCGGGTATCGTGGAAGGTAAAACGGGCTTTCGCCGGCTGCGCCCCGAATGCCTTGTCACGCGCCTTACGGAACAGCGTGTCGCGCGACTTGTCGGACAGCGCGAACAACGACCGGCCTTTCTCGACGGGCGGCAGCATCTTCAGGAGCTCGACGGCACGGTTCGACAGCGCAACGCTGCGGGCCGTGCCGTTTTTCGTCATCGGCAGCCGCGCTACTCGGCGCTCCAGATCGACGGTATCCGACGTGAGGCCCAGAATCTCGGCCGAGCGCATCGCGGTTTCGATCGCGAACAGGAACACCACGGCCACCCGCTGCGAGGATCCGCACACCGGCTCGCCTTCGTAGTAGCCGAGCGCGACCAGCAGCGCATCGATCTCCGGCTGCGAGATCAGCCGCTCGCGGGCCGGCCCCCGGCCGGGGCGCGACACATCTTTCATTGGCTCGCCAGCAAGCCACCCCCACTCCCGACGAGCGACCTCGAGCGCGTGGGATAGCAGGTTCATTTCGCGCGCCACGCTGGCCGGCGTTACCTCCTTGAGCCGGGCATCGCGCCACGCCGCGATATGGGCCGGCTTCAGGTCCGCCAGGCGCACCTCCTTGAACAGTCGCCCTTCTATCCGTTTCGCGCCGATCAGCTTGAGCCGGAGCAGCTCCCACCGCGCGCCGCGCTTGCCGGCGCTCACCTTCTCGCCGTACTCGGTTAGCATGTCGCCAACCGTGTGCGTTTGGCTGCCGCGGCCTTCGGCCAGTGCGCGCAGCTCGGTTTCGCGCTTGAGCGCCCACGCCTGCGCCTCGGCTTTCGTGTCCCGAACCGCTGAATCGCGGATACCCTTCACGAACACCTCGGCGCGCCACGTGCCGGCGGCCATCTTGCGGAACGATGCCATGTGCGTAACCCCTTGCGTAGAATCTGCGTAGAGGTGCGTAGTGTAGCGCGGTTTACTGCGGGAAATTGCGGTGCGCGGCTAGGGCCAATATGAACGCCAAGCGATTGATTTGATGTGACTTTCGGTGATTTTCGGCGCCCTTCGGAAGGGCGCTATGGTGCGTGAGGCCGGACTCGAACCGGCACATTGCAAGGGCGCGTCGCCCGGTTATGCGTAATAAATGCGTAGTAAAATATTTTTCTGGCGGCCCGCTTTCCGTGATCGCGTAATATTTCTGTTGTAATCTAGCCGGCTTACCGATTTGTCGTACAAAACCGAGGGGATAACGATGAACGCAGTTCACGAAGGGGAAGTCGCAGCCGCGCTGCAACAGAGGGTAGCCGAACTCGAAAACCTCTGCCGCAGCTTCGTCACGCGGTCGGACGTCAAAGACATGATCAAGGACAGCACCTGGTCGCCGTCGCTGGATTTCCCCGCCCTTCCGGCTGACGCGCCGTTCATGACGTTCTCGAACTGCAATACCGAGGACTTCAAGCACCCGCGCTACGCGCAGCTCTGCAAGCTGATCAACGATCGGCCGCGCTGGCACCGCAAGCAGTGGGAGTACATTTTCATCCTGCACCACCTGATCGAGGCGAACGTGCTGCGTCCCGGCATGAAGGGGATCGGTTTCGGCGTTGGCCAGGAGCCGCTACCCTCGGCGTTCGCCATGCTCGGCGCCGCGGTGCTCGGCACGGACGCGCCGTCCGATATCAAGGACGCCGGCGGCTGGGCCAACAGCAAAGAGCACAGCGCGTCGCTCGACCAGATGAAATTCCCCTGGATCCCGGACGACCTGTTTTACAAGCAGGTGCGCTACGCCGAGTGCGACATGAACAACATCGACCCGGCGTTCGGCGGCTACGATTTCACCTGGTCGTCGTGCTGCCTCGAGCACCTCGGCACCCTGCAGAAGGGGCTCGACTTCATCGCGAACAGCGTGGAAAAATGCCTGCGCCCGGGCGGTATCGCGGTCCACACCACCGAGCTGAATCTGTCGTCGGATGTCCACACGGTCGAAGAAAGCCAGGCGACGGTACTCTATCGCCGCGGTGACCTGGTGAACTTCATCGAGGAAATGCGCCGGCGCGGGCATCAAGCCGACCCGATCGTGGTGGGCCCGGCGGCCACGGCGCTTGACTTCCACGTCGACATCCCGCCGTACAGCCAGGATCTGCACCTGCGGCTCAAGCTCGCGGGCTACGTCACGACGTCGATTGGCGTTGTCGTGCGCCGCGCAGCCTAAGCTACTTCGCCGGCGCGAGTGGTTTCCAGCCGCAATTCTTCGCGCCGGTCTGGTTGTGCTCGAGGATGGCGCGCGCCGTGGCGTCCGACAGCACGTCGGTCTTGTCGAGGTAGATCGGCCGCGTCCAGCCGCACCCGGTGTCGATCACCTTCGTGCGCGTTTCCACCTGCACGGGCTGCTGAACCGGCGCCGGGCAGCCGGCCAGCGCAAGCGCACTAACGGCGAGTCCAAGGGTCAAGCGCATCCCTCACCTCCTGCGCGGGCATGCCCGCGACATCGTTGTCGATCGCGGCGCGCGCGGCGCTGGCGTCCGTGCCGGCCTGCGCAGCCGTTGCGGCGGCCTGAGCGTCAGCCGCCTGGCTCTGCGCCGCCTGTGTCGCTGCATGGGCCTCAGCGATCTGGCCGGCGGCGGCCTGCGTCGCCTGCTTCGCACCCGTCGACTTGCCGTGGAACCAGGTGCCCGCGGCAGCCGCCACGCCGCCCAGCAGCGCGAGAATACCGCCGAGGTGGGCGGCGATGAATGCAGCGATGAGCGTCATGGTCGGATAGTCTCCTGCGCGTTCTGGTGGTATCGCGGCCACGTTTCCGGCCGCGGCTTGCCCGGCCGCCAGACGCGCTGATACAGCGTCCATGCGCCGGCCGTATCGGTCACCGCCGGCAGCACCTTGGGATCGGTGAAGAGCAGCAGCCGCGCCACGCCAGCCGCCAGCACGTCGTCGGTCGTGAGCGAGCCGTAAATCGCGCCAGGCGTGAACGGCACACCGCGCACGCCGCAGAGCACGCTCAGCCAATACCGGCTGGCTGGGTGGAGATAGACACCCCAGACCCCGCCGCGCGATGCTTGCGTGCCGGGCTCGCACTGCCAGAAGCCTCGGGCTGGACCACCGCCCATCTGCACGCGCGCGACGAAACCCGATTCCTGCTGGCCGATCGACAGCAGCATCACACGCGCGGCCGGCGTGTCCATCGCGCTCGGCAGGATGGCGAGGGCCGACGAGATCGGGCCTTCGTTGATGTCGTCGAGCGTCATTGCTTCACCTCGTTGCTGGCCGGCGGCTCATCGCGCCGACGCACCGCCGTGTATCGGACCACCAGGATCAAGGCGAAGGCCACTAGCGCGGCCCAACGCTGGATGCCCTGCGGCAGCAGCGCTTTCAAATCCGGCGGCATGGAGTTCCACGCATCGACGATCGCCGGCCCGCATGCCGTCACGATCGCGAAGCTGCCGCTCACGATGACGGTTCCGCGCTTGTGCAAGCCGCGCCAGCCGTCAGCCAATCCGATTCGCCACTTCATCGCGACCACCTCCGCGTGTCCGGCCGCGAGCCGGCGGCGTTGTTCAATAGGTAATTGCGCACCTCCTTCAAGTCGCTGCTGATATCTCGCAGTTTCTCGTCGGTACTGGCGCGCTGGTCGGTCTGATCGTGCTCGATCCGATTCATCCGATCGTCCTGCGCGGCGTTCTTCTCCTTGATGGAGCGGACATCGCCGACCAGATCGAAGTAGGAGCGGTTCACGGCCCAGGCCGTGCCGCCTGCCGAGATCGCGGCGGCAAGCACCACGCTGAGGGCTGACCAGTTGACTTGCATGCTCATGGCTCCCCCACGATGTAAAACCAGTGCTTCGTCACGGTCGCGCCAGACGAGCTCACCACCCGCAACGTGATGCGATCCTGCGGGTTGCCCTGGAAGCGCGCGCCGCCGGTCACGAACACCGAGAAGGAACCGGCGCCGGTAATCTGCCCGGTCATGACAGTGGCCACGCCATTCAGCATGACCGTGTAGATGAACGACTGACCGTCTCCCGGCGCCTCGGCGCAGCCGGCATAGAACTCACATACGACCTGCGGCTTGGTCAGCACGTACACGCTGTCGTTGAATCCGCCCTGGAACCCGTTCGGGCCGAGGTAACCGGTCGTGCCGGCCGGCACGGCGTTACCCGACGCACCGCTGTAGGCGATGCGCTCCGACGTGTTTGCGCCAAACACGGCGCCGGGCAGGTTGCCGGAGATTTTGAAATTGAGCGACGAGGACCCGTTCGCGATCGGCTGCGGCGCGCCGTTGTCGTTCAGGTCGTTGTTGAGGATCCGGAAGCCCTGGCTCGATCCGGCCTCGATGTTGATCGCGTAGCGCTGCACGCCGGTGGCCGTCGTTGTCGCGATGTTGCCGATTCGGCAGCCGAGGAAGGCCCACGAGTTGACGTTCGCGCGAACGATCACGCCGTCGTAGGAGTTCGCCGCGGCGGCGCCGTTGCGCGTGATCTGGGCGCCGTGGAAATGGACATTCGAGCCGCCGGCGAGATCGACACCATCGTGGCGGCTGTCTCGCACCCAGCCGCCGTACCAGTCGATGGCGTCCATGTTGACGCCCTGGAACTTGATCCCGGTGCCCTGGCTGTTTCCGGACCACGATTCGAAGAACTGGCACGAAATGATCGTCCCGCCCAGCGATGCATCGAACAGCCAGTTCACCGACTGCCCGGTATCGCCGAGTACTTGCAGGCCGATCAGGTAGCGAACGGTCGACGTTACGGTCGGCCGCGCCACGAAGTTCTCGTTGCAGGCCGTGATGTCGATCTCGGCGAGGAATTCGCCCGAGGCCCACTGCACCAGCGCCCCGATCGATTCGGAGTTATCGCCGGTGAAGCCGAAATTGCTGATCTTGCCGAGGGCGTATCGGTTACCGGCGCCTTCGGCCGCGGGCGTGCCGTCGGACGGCGGCAACCACAAGCCGGCTTTGCGGAAGTAGATGAATCGGAAATTCGTGACCGTGGCCTGGAAACTGCCTACGTTACGGAACGAGTAGTCGTAGTTCGCGATGTCGACACGATCGACGACGAAATTGTCGTTCGCGTTCAGGATGCTCAGGCCAATCCCGGTCGAGCCGGCGTCGGTCGGGTTGACCGTGCGGCAGCGGATCGTCAGCTTCTCGATGCCACCGCCCTGCACGTAATTCAGGTCGAACGTGATCCCGTTCTTGGTGAGATCGGTCAGTTCGAACACCGACAGGCCCACGCCGTCACCCTCGATGTAGGTGAGCCGGCCGGTGGGCGGCTTCAATTCGTCGGAGTGCAGGTAGATGCCCGCCGGCACGTACAGCCGCTCGCAAGCAGCGAATGCGCGCTGCAACGCGGCCGTGTCGTCGGCCACGCCATCGCCGCGTGCCCCGAACACTTTCACAGACACCGGGCCCATCGGCAGCAGTTCGAACGCCGTGCCGAGGATCGACGTGAACCGCGTTCCGTCATTGTCCCAATCCGGCGGTGCCACGTCTTGTTTCTTGGTGTAGACGCCACCCCCGCCGTCGCCCTGGGAGTCGTGGCCACCCACCACCACGGTAGTGGTCAGCGGGTTGCTGATTGCGCGCGCGAGGACGAGGTTCGGGACCGACGGAAAGAGAGCCGTGGCGACAAGGAGCTGCAGGGCGATCGGGTTGCCCTGGGCGTTGAAGCCGAGGGCGTTGTTCGCGCGCTGGGCGCGCGGCGGGAGATACGGCTGCAGGCCCGACAAACTCTCGCCGCGCGGAAACATCAACGCTCGAGACAAGCGCACGCCGTGCTGCTGAGCGATCATCGTCAGCTTGTCGAGCGCCTTCTCGGTTGTCTTCGCGGGGAATGCGTCGTTCTGCTGGTACTGCGTTTCTTGCGTGACCGGCACGTCGCGGTAGATGTGCAGGTCGTAGCCCGAAGCGAAAGGGGTCAGCGCGGTGAATTCACCACCATCGGGATCGCCGGCGCCGGAGAGCGTGAAGTCCGACCCGTACACAAGCGGCGTGATCGAATCGTCGGCCGCGACCAGCTCGGCCGCAATATGGCTGTTGACGAGAAAATAGAACGGGATCGGGAAACCGACGGTCGAGCCGTCGGTAGCGTAGGTGACGTCCTGTACGTCCGAGGCAACAGTCATGGCGCAGCCCTTTCATAGACTGCGCCATGGTGGCGGTGGTGCGGCGGCAGATTGGCCGTTAATTACCGCTGACCGCCGTAGCCAGGTTCGGCGCGCGCTCCGGCGCGTTCGCGCCCGGCGGCCAGTAATAGTCGTTGTGATACTGCGTGCGCGACTTCTGCATGTTGCGCGACGTCACCCCCGGCGACAGGTTCTCGGCGATGTTGTCCCAGAGCAGCCGGTTCCACACCGTTTTCCAATACCAGAGGTTGATCAGCGGCGTGTTCGACTGCACCACCTTGGCAAGGTCGGCCGCGACGTGCGTGTCGTTCCCCTGGGCTGCATCGTCGAGGTTGCGCTTCAGCGCGAGCAGCGGCTGCAGCACGGTCGAGACGAGCGGGCCGCCGAAGAAGCTGGCGATCACGTCGTTCGCCTGGGTGCTGGTCAAGGTCGAATTGAGCAGGTCACCCGCGAAGCCCGCGCCGCCGCCGGTCGAGAACGCCCGCAGCCAGAAGCCGGCGCCGTGTTTCAGGTCGTCGGCCATCGGCTCGGGATCCTTGCCGGCGAGCAGGTTTTTGATCTGCTGCGTGATAGCGCCGATCAACGTGGTGCTCACCACCAGGGCCGCGCCGTAGGCCAGCGGACTCGCCAGTAGCGGCGCGCCGTCGGTGCGGTAATCGCCGGAGCGGCGCATTTCGCCGAGCCGCCCCCAATGCCGCGAGATCATCGCGATCGGGAACGACTTGAACTGCAGGAACGTCTTCTGCAGCTCCCCCACGGCCGTGCCCGGCGTCGCGGCGGCGATCACCTTGGTGCGCAGATCAGGATTGAGCACCGCGAACTCGCCCTCGTCCCGGATCATGCCGAGCAGCTTGGGCACGATGGCCTGCGCCCGTGCATCGCCGGTCGCGTAGAGCGCATCCGGCGTCAGGTAAGACGCACCGTTGTAGCTGCTCGGCGCGGCCTGGTTGACCAGGTTCCAATCGTCCTCGGTGAAGCCCGAGCGCGACAGCGAGCGCCGATCCCATTCGGTCAGGTCTGCCCACGGTTTGCGCCCGATCTCGGCGAGCCCGCGCATCATGTTGGCCTGGAAGGCGGTGCGCAGCGCGTCCGTCCAGCCGGTGACACCGCCGAATTTCATCGTCGCGGCCGACAGGTTCCGGGCCCAATTGGTTGCCAGGTTGTCGGTGCCCCAGCGATTCAAGCCATGTTCGAGCGTCTCGGCAATCAGTCCCTGGCTCGACAGCCAGTCGCGGTAATCCTTCGAGCCGGGCGCAGCCAGGCGGGCGGCCGTCGCGAGCGTGCGGAAAAACGGCACCTTGTTGTAGCCGGCCGTCACGAACGTCGTGCCTACGTCGCCCAGCGCCGCCAGGAACGTTCCCTGCAGCTTGATCGCACTGACCGTTGTGCGCAGCGTCTCCATGCGCCGGGCCAGCGCCGGATTGACCGGCGTGTTCGTCGTGCCGTTGACGTAGTTCCAATAGGCACCGATCGACGTGAAGCCGCCTTCGAGCGTGCGCAGTTCCGTCTTGTCGTGCGTGGCGGTGAGCTGCATCTGCGTCCGCATATTGCGCGTCGGGTTCGGGCCGTAACGCTCGACGAGTGCGATGTTCTTCGCCATGCCACCGACATGATCGATCAGCGCGTTCAGCAGCGAACCCTCGCCGTAGGCGCGGTTGTACTCGATATGCGCATCGGCGTCGCGGAAGTGCAGCACGCGGTGCTGCGAGCCAGCGTTCGCGCGCGCGGCGGCGCCAGTCGTTTCGCCTGGGGTGATCTTGTTCACGCCGCCATAGGCGATCGTGTCCCAGACGCCTTGCTTGCGCGGCTTCATGTTCTGGCCGCGCGAGGCCGCGTTGGCGCGCTCCCACGGCTCACGCAAGTCGCCTGTCAACACGCGCTGCAGATCGTTGTCGCTCAGTGGGTTACCGGCGTCGTCGAGGTATTGCGAACGGTCCAGGCGCGGGAAAACGAAGTCGGCCCACGCTCGCCGCGCCGCATCCGAGCCATTCCCGAGCACCTTCACCTGCGAATGGCGGATCGGAACGTAGCCGTAGTCGAGCTGACCCACATTGCCGCCGGCGCGGTTGAAGCGTTCGCGCATCGCGTTCGACGTGTTGCCGATCTGCTCGGCCGCCGCCTTCGCCACATCGTTGCCGGTCGAGCCATCGGCGCGCCGGTAGATTTCGCGGATGATGTCGCGCTCCATCGCGGGATTATCGACGTCGAACGCGCGCGCGAGAAAGTTCTGCCCTTCTTTCATTGCATCGATCGCGTCCATCGTGTTGCGCATGTAGTCGGCCTTGATCCCGCCGGCCAGCTCGTAGGTGCGCTCGATGTCCGCCTTCACCACCTTCTCGCGGGCGTGCTTTGTGTGGGCACGATCCGGATCAGCGAACAATGCTTCCTGGATGCGGTCGGTCGTCTCGATCTGCTTCGCGACTTGCAGGCGCTTGCGCGCGGCGTCGAGATTGGCCTCGTGCTCGAGCTGCTGCCGTGCCCAATCGGCGCCGGCCTGGACGCGCTCGGCCTCGCTCAGGGTGCTCCACGCGGCGGGATCCTGCCGCGAGACGGACCGCATGCCCGCACGCACGCGGTTCTCGATGCCGTCAAGTTCGGCCTTGGTCAGCTTCCGGCCGGCCGCCTGTTCGACAGCCGCTGCGCATTTCGCGTGCATGGTTACCCCAGCGTGGTGATGAAGCAGTTCGCCGCGACATTCAGCAACTGGGCGTCCTGCAGGTTCAAGGCGTGGTCGTCGTCGATCTGCTGCACGATGTCGGCGAGGCGCCCGGTTTGCTCGCCCGTGCGCGTATCGATCGTGACTTCGAGATCGGGGTTGATTGCCGCTGCATCGCGCAGGCCGGCATCGATCGACGATTCGTAGCCGGCCGCCGAGGTTGCGCTCGTCGGCGCGCTGCCTGCTTCGGGCGCGCTCGGCGGCGTCTCGCGCGCGGCAGCAGCGATCGCATCGTCGCGCGGCGCGGCCGGCACGTCCGGGGTTTCGCGCTGCGCGCGCGCGATCCGTGACACGAAGTCGGCCAGTTGCGTGCGGCGCGTGGCCGGCACGTCGATCGCCGCGCGCTGCTCGCGCAACGCTGCGAGCTGGCTGTCGAGCGTGCCGAGCTGCTGGGTAGCCCGCTGCGCCTCGGCGTTCTGGCGAACAACGCCCTGCAGCCGGGTGACACGCGCCTCGTAGTCGGCCTGCAGCGCGTCGATCTGCTGCTGGGCCTGGCGCTGCGCGGCCTTGAACTTCACGCCCTGCCCTTGGATCTGCCGCGTCAGTTCCTTCACGGCCGCCGGCGAGGTGTCCGGCGCGCCTGCATTCAACGTGTCGAGCTCGCCGCGTGCCGCCGCGATCGAACCCGGGTCGGCCAGGTTCGCCGCTGCGGTGCTGAGATCGGCGTGCTGGGCTTCGGCATCCGCGATCAGGCCGTCGAGCGTTGCCGCGCGCGTCGCATCGTCCGGCGTGTAGAAGCGCGTCATGTCCGGGAAGCCGGCTTCGTCCATCTGGCGGGCCGCGGCTTCGAACGCGTCCTGGTGCAGCGCCATGCCGTTCACGTCGTCGGGCGTGCCGAACACGTAGGCGTCGTCCACGATGCGCTGCCCGCGCGCCGTGAGCGCGGCATCCACCTGATCAGGCGTCGGGTTGAAACGAAAATCATCCGCTGCATGATTCGCCACGTAGTCGTCGAACCGGCCCAGGTAACCGATCGTCTCCTTCGACGTCGGCTTTCCGCCAGCGGCCACCGCGCGCGCCTGCTCGACGCCGCCGTTGTATTCGGTCACCGCCGCGCGCATGTTGCCGTCGTAGCGCTGCATCAGGTCTTTCGCGTAGCGTCCTGCAGCGTCGATTGAGTTGACCGGATCCTGCGGATCGCCGCGCCCGTATGCCGCCCAGGTGTCCATGGTGAACTGCATCACGCCCTTGGCCCCGGCCGATGAAACCTGTTCGCTGTTCGACATCTCGCCACGGTTCTTGATGAACAGGAGCAACGCCGGCGGCACGCCGTTCTGCTGGGCCACCTGCGTGGCGTAGGCGTCCAGCACCGGCGAGTTGTACGGGAGCGCCTTGCGCGCGGCCACGTCCAGCGACGGCAGCGGCGTGGCCGGATCCACCGGCGTGTTGGCTGCACGGCCTGCGCGCGCCACACCGACCGCATGAACACCGCCGAAGACGCCAGCCATCAGCGTCGACGCCGCCAGGTTGGTGGGGTCCAGGGGGTCGATCTGGTCGGCCAGGTGGTCGTAGCCCGCATTGCGCAGGATGGCGCGCTCGGCGGCTCCCTGCCCGATCGCCATGCCGGGGCCGCCCACCGCGACGAGCCCCAGCGTGCGCGCAAGGGTCGAACCGCCGGCTGGCAGCACCGCGCCGGCCCCACCCAGCGCGCCCTCGACCCCGCCCACGGCCGCCCGGGTGCCGACGTCGACGCCTTCGCGCTTCAGGTCTTCGGCGCGGCTCAGGCCCATCGATGCGCCGCCGATCACAGCACCAGCGAGCGGGCCGCCAAGCACCGCAGCGGGGACGATCTGCGTGAGCCCCGAGACGGCCCCTTGCACGATCTGGTCGATTCGCGTGGTGTTGGTCGGGTCGGGCTTCAGGGAGTCCGAGAACGAATAGGCCGCCGTGCCTGTCGGCGATTCGAACAGCCGACCGGCCTTGGCGCGCGCGGCGTTCTCCTGTTGGTCCGATGCGGCCAGCGCCAAGGGGTCGAACGTCAGGGAGTCCGGCGCGGTCGTCAGCGTGCCCACGGCTGCGCCGGTGTCGGCTGCCGCGCCGGCCAGCGCCGCGCCGCCCTGCCCGAGCCCGCGACCGACGGCGCGCGCCACCGAGCCGAAGCCAGTGGACGGGCTTGGCGCGGGCGCGGCCGGCAGCGCCACACCACCGAGGCCGGCGAGATAGGCGTTCGTGCTGTCTTCGTAAAGCGGATCGATCGGCATGTCAATTGCCCCGCGGGCGCGAGAGGTGGATCAGCAGCGGTGCGCCGGTGGTGTCGGTCACCGGCCGCGCGCCGGTCAGCACCGTGTAGGTGCCGCCGATCCCGACCCGTTGCAGGCGATAGCTGGCGAACTGCTTCATGAACTGGTCGACCGGGATGCGCTGGCCATTCGCGACCACGACATCGACGGGCTGTCCGCCGGGCTGGTTCTCGATGTTGCCCAGGCCCGCGGCTTTCACGCCGGCCGAATACTCGTCATCCGACCAGCCCCACGGCTTGGCCGCCATGAAGCTGTTGCCGCGTGGATCGTTGCCGCCGGTCTTCACCAGGCCGCCGGTGGCCGCGTTGATGCCGGTGGTCACGTCGGAGCTGGTGGGCACGTCATGCCCCGCAGCGCGCGCGGCGGCGAGCGTCGCATACCAAGCCGTGTCGCGCGCGTCGCCGAGCTGCTGTGGCGGCAGCACGCCGTCGAGTTGCTTGCTGATCTGCGCCTGCAGGCCGGTGGCGGCTGCGGCGTCGGTCTTCACCAGCTTGTTGTCCTGCGCCGACTTGCCGTCGAGGATGTACTGCCCGACCGACAAACCGCTCTGCATCATCAGCGGGCCGCCCGTCGGGCCAGCCGCGCCGGCCTTCATGGCGAGCGCCGCCGCAGGGTTCTTGTCCTTCCACTGCTCGGCCAGGTCGCCGATGCGCTGAGCGTTACCCATGGCGGCGCCGATCTCGCCGAGCGCGACCGCCTTCTGGTCGTTCGGCAACGTGTCGACGGCCTGCAACGTGGCCTGCGCCTCGGCGGGCGTGAGCAGCGACACGCGCCGGCCCGCGGCATTCTCCACCGCACCGACTGCCTGAGCGCGCCCCGCGAGCGACTGCACGATCGCCGGCAGCGACGAGGTATCGACCGGCGGCACGGCCTTGATCGCGCCGCGGTCGAGCGCCGCGTTCCACGGGTCGGTTTTGTACGCCTCGACGCTGGCCGTATGGATCTGGTCGAGCTGCTTCACGGCGGCGGCCGTATCCGGATCCGTGCCGTTCGCCACCATTTCCGTGTGGTACTTCTGGAGCGTCGCGGCCTGCTGAGCAAGCGGCGCACTCGCGAAACCCGCGCTCTGGCTCGCGACGCCGATCAGCTTCCGGGTCTGGTCGGCCACCGCCGTGCCGGCCGTGGCCTGCAGGAGCTGGTTCTGGAAATCGGGGCTGAGCTGCTGCCCCTGGTTCACCAGGTCGAGCGCCTTGTTGTGCAGGTCCGCCGCAGCGTTTTCCCGCTGCAGCGCGGCCGAGGCATCCGCGTTCTGCTGCTGAGCGAGCAACGTGCGGGCGTGGCCCTGCAACACCAGCATCTTTGCCGGCGGCAGGTCGCCGACCCATTCGTAGCCGGCCGGCAGCGGCTGGTCCGGCTTCTGCATCATCGCGGCGAGCGCGCCGGCCGGGTCATCGCTCACCATCCGCGTGCCTGCGGCAGTTGCGGCCACGTCCTTGAACTGCTCGCCCAGCTTCGTTTTCGTCTCGGCATCGAGCGACGATGCGCTGATCAGCGCGAGATTCGACGCGCGCAGCGAGCCGTACTGGCTCGGATCCATCGCGATCGCGCGCGCCGCGGCGTCGTTGCCCTGCGAATACTGGTCGACGTTGTAGGCGCGGTGCTGCTGCGCTTGCCAACTGATCGCGCTGGTGGCGAGCGAGTTGCGCAGCTCGTTGAGCTGCAGCTCATAGAATCGGCGCGGCTTGCCGTCCGGCATCGTGCTGAGCTGCTGCTGCGCGTAGTCGTCGAAGCCCTTCAGGACGGTCGGCGTGAAATCCGGCGCGCCGGGCGCGGCCGCGTCCTTCATCTGCTGCAGGTTCTGCAGCCAGGTCACGCGATCGTTGCCCACCTGGCGCGCGACGTTGGCCTGCTCGTCCTGCTGCTTCTGGAACTCGAGCACACCACCCAACTGCGTGGCAGCCTGCCCGAGCTGCTGGACGGCCGCGCCGGTGTTGTCCTGCACGGACGTGAGCGGCGTCTGCGCGCCGGATGCCTGCAGCGGGGTTTGAACCTGCTGCTCGTAGGTCGGAATGCGGATCCCCGGCATGGTCAAGCTCCGCTAAATCCGTAGCGTTTCACGCCCGGAATGGTGCTGATGCTACCGAACGACGAAAGACCACCCAGAGATGAAACTGATCCACCACCCCCGAGCGCCCCGGTGATCCCACCGCCCAGCTTCGCGTAGGAGGTCAGGCCGCCCAGCGCGCTCGCTGCGGCCGAAATCCCGCCGGTCAGTAGTGACGAGCGCGAACTCGCGCGCGTAACGCTGGCTTGGTAGCGTTGCTGGGTGGCTTGGTCCTCAAGCGAGGTACCCTGCAAGATCCCTTGGTAGCGCGTCTGGAGCGCATCTAGCTCGGCGTTCCGCGCGCTCTGCACCTGCACGTCAAGCGCCGAGCCGGTATTCGGGTTGAAGCCGGATTCAGCTACGGCCGCACGCTGCGCGCCAAGCTGCTGTCCGGCCTGAGCACGCTGCGTTTCCTCGCGCTGCACGCCCTGCGCGAACACCTGCTGCGCCTGCTGGTCGGACAATGCCGCATTGCGGTCAAGCGCATCAGCCTGTTGGCCATACTGCTTCGACTGGTTGATGCCCGACATCAACGCGCCAGCTGCCGCCACACCGGCGGCGATAAAAGGTAGAGCCGCCATTATTTCACCCTCGCGTAAAGCATCACGTCCCGCCCATCGGCGGTGTATTTGCGGCGCACGCCTTCCAGCACGAAGCCCAGGCGTTCGGCCCAGGCCACGCCGGCCACGTGCTCGGCGTCAACGTCCATTTCGATGCGTCGCCAGGGCGCGTCGTTCAGGATGTCTCGCACCATGCGGTGCGCGGGCCGGAACCGGCGCAGCAGTGCGGGCGAGATCAGGGTCCACGCCTGCGCGCGGTTTTCCCATACCTCCACGATGCCGCCGCAGCCGAGCGTCTCGCCGTCGTCGTCGACCAGCGCCCAGCCCACACCTGGCAGCGTGCAAAGATGCTCGGCGTAGGCCAGCGTCAGCACGCCAGCAATGCCGGCCTGCGCCGGCTGCAGGTCGACGCCAAGGATGTGGTCGGGGCGTAGGCGCTCAGCGATCATCTTGGGTCGTCACGCTTGGGAAGAAGCCGAGCAGCGTCACCGGCAACGGCTGGTCGTTCTGGTAGCAGATCCACGACTGGCCCTCGTAGCCGCCGCGCCAGTTGGCTTCCATGTCGCCGGTGAACAACGGCACTGCCTGATCCATCGCGTTCGACGGCTTGCGGAAATTGAGCGGCTCCAGATCCTTGTCGTCGAACGACGGACCGACGGCGCCCCCCAGGCTGCGCTCCAGCCGCGTGACGACGTTCGCTACCCGTTTGGTTTTCCCCTGCGCCGTGCCGTCGGCCGCGCCGGCATTCAGCTGCATCGTCTGCAGCCGACACCGCGTCGCGATCCCGACGTGGACGATCGAGGCGTTGTTCTCCAGATCGATCGCGCCGCCGGCCACCGTGCGCGCGGGGTGCACGGCGCCGTCAGCGAGGACCGCAACGGTTTGCCCTTCGAGGTGCCCCAAGCCAGCGATGTGCGACGCCGGCGCGCCGCGATACGTGATCCCGGCATCGACGTAGAACGCCTCGGCCTGGGCCTCATCGTCCTGCAGCGCCGGGTTCAGATATTCGACATAGCGGACCGTTTGCCCGTTGATCGTGCGCCGCACGAACAGCCAGAGGTCGTCGGAATCGCCATCCGGCGCCGGCATGGACGCCACGCACTCGACGAAAGCGTTCTCCATCGGATGGCGATGCCAGCCGAACACGTCGCTGCGACCGGCTTCCTCGTCGTAGGTGATCGCGATCAACTGGCCGTCGGCGCGCGAGCACCAGATGATCGAGTGCGGCTCCTGCTGGAAGCACATCGACATGATGCCGTTCGTCGAGCCGCTCGAGCCGCGCGTGATCCGGTCGGCGATCTTCGTCACGTCCGTGGACGCGTAGTTGTCTGACGAAAAGTCATACTTGAAGTCGCGCAGCTTGCGGCCGCTCTTTTGGACGAACAGCAGCGTGCCGCCGACCTGCACGGGCTGCAGGCGCTTCGATCCGTAAGAGGTGCGCCGCGCCGCGTTCAGGTTTGTGGCGCTCACGGCCGCCGAGGCATTGGACGGTCCGATCACCCATTCGTCGCCCGTCATGCCCACCAGCAGGCTGTCCGATTCGACCATCCACGCCAGCTTGTTCAGTTGGCGCGCGTTCAGTTGCTCGACGATCGACGAGTCGTCGGTCTGCTGGTCGCCGTCCTTCGAGGCGAAGTTCTCGAAGTCGGCCGAGACGCTGCCGACGAGCCACCGGTCGCGCATCATCCAGAGCCGATTGCGCCAGAACGTGCCCATCTGGGGGTAGCCGTCCGTCGCATTGAACAGTGCGCGGGCCCACTTGTAGGTGCCCGTCGAAACGATCTGTGCCGGGATCACGGTCTGATCCGACGAGTCGTTCGTGGTCACCGTGCCGGTGGCATGCTGGGCGTCCGTGACGCCGGTGATCAGCACCGTGGCATAGCCCGAATGCTGGTAGCGCCACATCGCCCCGATCGCGCCGTAGCCGTCGCCTGGCAGATCCTGGAAGTCGCCGTCGGCGCGCTCGCCCTGCGTGTGCGTCGGCGTCTCGGTGCCCGTCACCTGGAACTCGCCCGAGACATCCCCGCCGATCGCCGTGCACAGGTAGGCCCGCGAATCGACGCGGCGCACGTCCCCGACGAGAATGCGCTGGTGGACCGCCCAAGGCACGTGAAACGAATTGTCGTACTGCTCCAGATAGAACAGCGTGCCGACGTCCGATGCACGGAACACGGCATTCGTGGCCGTCAGGTTCACGGAACCAGACTGCCCGGACGCCTGGATGCTGAAATTCTGGTCCGAATTCACGCTCGCAAACGGCCCAGAAACGAAGGTCGCGGCCTGCAGAACAAACGAGGTGGCGGACGTGCGCAGCAGCTTCTGGGTGGGGTAGCTGCCATGGAACAGGTACATCGTGTCCGCGCTCTGCGTGGTGCGGATCGCGAACGTGCCGTCTTCGGTAGTGAGGTCCGCCAGCGCGTAGGGCGTTGCGATCTCCACCGGCGAGCCGCCGCTGATCAACTGCCCACGGTTCGCGTAGAAGCGGATGTAGTGGTCGCCGAATTCGAGCATGTAGGCGATCGAATCGGAGACGATGAACGGCGTCAGCCACGCCGCCTTGGTGGAATCCTTGGACGCCGCCACGTAGCGCGTGCCGCCGCGGCGGATGGCCGGGCCTTGCACGGCGGCGATCATGTTCTCGAGCGTCAGGCAGCCGTTCGCGTACTTGGCGAGATCGACGCGCGCGCCGAGCAGCGGGGAGAGCTCACCCGCATCGAACGAGACTTGCTGGGGCGAAGCCTTGGGCATAACGGCTCCTAGGATCGGATGATGCGCGCAGCGCCCCACTCGCGCGTGCCGGTGCGCGATTCGAGCCAGGTATCGTCGCCGATCGGCTGCGACGGGCGCTCAGCGGCATTGACGCGCACCGCTTGCGCGATGGCGCGGTCATGCTCGGCCCAGGCGGCCTGTTTCTTCGTGGAGCTTTGCGTGATGGCCTCGCACCCCTCGGCGGCCAGCCGGCACGCGAATACCTCGCGAAACAGCGGGTGCATGGCGTTCGGGTCGGTGACGCGCTTCGTGTAGCGAAGGAACAGCGGCGCCGACAGGTCGGTCAGGAGGTTGCCACCCTCGATGCTATAGAGGCCGCGCGTGTCCATCTTCGGGTAGATCAGGAACTGACCGACCTGCAGCATGCGCAGGTAGTCGGCGGGTAGGCGGTACTGGAATTCGAAGCCGAACAGCGGCGCGTCAGCGAGCGCGGCGAGCTGCGCGCGCGCCTTCGCGAACGCCCAGATATGCTCGGACAGGCAGGCATCGAGCACGTCGTCATACATCGAGGCGATCGTGGCCGCCGCCTTCGAGTCTTCGTCGAGCTGCGTAATGCGCGCCGAGCCAAGCTTGGTCAGCGCGCGATTCGCGATGCCTACCTGCGATGCCATGGGCAATCAGTCCGTTATTGCAGATCGCCGCCGTCCGGCGCGCCGGACGAGTCGGAACCATTCGTCGGATCCGAACTCGACGTGTTTCCGTTCCCGCCACGCGCTTTTGGGCCCGTGGCCGCCTCGCCGTCGGCCGGCACGACCCAGCTGATCGGCTTGCCGTCCTTGCCGATCACCTCGCCTTTCTTGGCGCTGGTGCCGGGCATGTCGAAGACGTCGCCGACATACTTCCGGCCGCCACCGAAGAAGCCCGGCTTGGTTGCTTTCACCCGCATGTTGTTCCCCTAGGAGTTGAACGGTTCGACCCGCCGGCTTACGACGGCACGCCGTCGGGATACGCCTGCCAGCTGGCCGGATCCTGGTCCGTGAGGAACGCGCTGAGCGTCACGCTCGGCGTGGTGCCGCCGAGGGTGTAGTTCAGGCGCAGGTAGCGCTCGTTCGCGAACGGCATGCCGATCACGACACGCTGACCGGCACCGAGTGCCGCGGCGGCCGGCGCCACCGATGCGATGGTCGTCGGCGAGCTGAAGGCCGAATTGTCGTCGGTCTGCAGCGCGATCGAGTAGGTCTCGTCGCCGGTCGTGGCATCAGCGGCCACGCCGACACAGACGACGACCCAGAGCGGGCGGCCGGGGCCGATGTCGCGGTCGCTGCCCAGGTCGATCACGTTCGTCGACGCGGCGGTCGCGGTGAGCGCCTGCGAGCGCGAGAATTCCAGGAGGGAATCGATAATCATGGCGGTTTCCTTTCGGTGTTCGGGACAGTGACAGCGCAGCGCGCAAACGGCGCGCCGCACGTCGTTAGCTGACCAGCCCCTCGGTGTTCAGCAGCGCGCAAACGGCGCGCCGCACGTCGTTAGCTGACCAGCCCCTCGGTGTTCAGCAGCGCGTCGGTGCGCTGCACCGGGATGCCGTCGAACATCATCACGCGCTGGCCCGAGACCGTTTCCCAGGTCAGGTTGTTCGCGATCTTGTCGAGGATCCCGAGGCGCAGCTTCTCGCGCAGGTTGCGGTTCACGTACCAGACGGCACGGCCCATGCCGAGTTGCGGAATGCGCTCGCCGGCCATGATCATGTACTTGATCAGCGCCTGGGCGTTCGCCGAGGTGGCCAGGTCCGACACGTCGATGTTGCAGACGCGCGCCACGTAGCGCCAGTCGCGCACGGTCAGGCCGATGTCCCAGCGGTAGTGCGAGCGGTAGCCTTCCATCCGGCCACCGTTGCCGTCGGCGTTCTCGATGGTCACCTGGCCCTTGTCTTCCATGTTCAGGCCAGCTTTCGAGCCCTTCGGGTAGATCGAGTGGCAGGTATTCGGGCCCCACACGACGAGCCACGCCGAGGTGTTGTCCGATCCGGCACCGCCCGCGCTGATCACGTTGTCCTTGTTCTCGGCCGACAGCGAGTTGTAGCGCGGCGACAGGCCGGTGAACTCGGCAGGGGCGCTGCCTTCGTTGCCGTAGAAAATCGTCTGCGCGACTTCCTGGTTCATGCCTTCGATCTGCGCACGGTCCTCCGACAACCGGAACGCGGCCGTGTTGCCGTTCAGGTCGGCCAGCGCCTTGTCGACTTCAGCGTAGGCTTCGAGCATGCCGCAGTTGTCGGTGACTTGCGCGGTCGTGCTCTTGTTCGGCTGCACACCGCCGTACAGCTTGCGCCACGTCGGTGCCGGCAAGCCGGTGCGGATCGAGGTACGGTGACCCGTCGGCAGATTGCCCTCGATCGCCGTCATGTCCTGCAAGATCGGGTTGGTCTGGTTGAGGATTTCGACGATGGTGTCGATCTTGCCGTCCGGGTCGAGACGCTTCGCGACGTCGGCCAGGGTCGGGTTATTCACGCTCAGAGTTGCCATAACGGCTCCTTACGATTTATCGAAAAGCTTCGCAGCGCGCGCATCTTCATTGGTGGGGGCTGCGCCGCTGCTTCCGCCAGCACCACCCGGATTCAACGTGCCCTCGCTGATCGCTGCTCCGATCTGCGAGAACGTCTTGATCACCGCCGCGTCGCCCGAGGCACCGGCCAGCTTGTCGATCACCTCGCCCGACACACCGAACTTGCGCATCGCCTGGCGGCCGAGCTCGACGTTCTTGTCGTAGCTGTCGCCCCATTCGGTGCGCAGCGCCGTGATCTGCTGCTCGCCGGCCGCGACTCGCGCGGCTTCGGCCGCTGCGGTCTGGTCCTGCACGTAGGTGTTCCACTTGCCCGCCAGCGCCTTCGCGGTGGCAGCCGGCACGCCGTTCTCGTGGAACCATGTCGCGGCCGTCTTCGCGAAGTCGCCGTCGCCGAGCTCGTAGCCTTCGGGCTTGTCGGGCGCGGCGTACTTGCCTTCCACCTCGCGCAGCGCGGCGAGCGCCTCGCCTGCCGACTTGAAGCCCTTGCCTTCCACGAACGTGCGCAGTTCAGCGTCGTCGATACCTTGCAGCCAGTCGGGCGGCACATTGGCCGTATCTGCGCCCGCAGCAGGCGCAGCGCCGGCGGCCTGTCCGTCGCCAGCAGGTGCGGCAGACTGGCCACCGCCGGCGGGAGCGCCGGATTCGACAGTGGTTTCGCCTTCGAGCAGGCGGTGGCGGCGCAGAAGATTTCGGATGAACATGGGGAACCTCGGTTAGGTGGTCTGCCCGCCGGCCGCGCCGTAGAACTTCGCGGCACGCTCTTCGGGCGTCTGAGTGGAAGGCGGCGGCCCAAGCTCCATGTCGGTGATCTGCAGTGACAGGTTGCGATCGGCGCCGTCCTGGTTCTGGTACTGGCTGGTGCTGCACACCTCGACGCGCGCGGTCAGCGTGAACGGCGTGCCCACGTCCGGCAGCGATGCGATGCCGAGCTTCGCCAGCGCCTCGTCATCGAGGCAGATCGAAAGCCCGTAGGGATATGCGGGCTGGTCGGTATCGGCCGGCGCGATGCCGGCTTCCTGCTTCGCCTCGGCGGGCGTCAGCTTCATGGAGATCATTCGGGTGCCTCGTCGGAGTCACGTTTCAGGGAATTGAGCTGCGCATCGGTCATCGACAGGATCTGCAGGATCCGCACGTAGACCTCGCGCCGGCCCTCGGCCACGCACGTGGCGAGCGGATCGACCGTGCGCTGCACGGGCGACGTGATGACGGTTGATCGATCGGCGCGGCAGAAGACGGCCAGGTCGGCGAGTACGGCGTCGCCGGCCGGCGTCAAGCGCCCCGAGGCGTCGAAGAAGCAGCGCCGGTAATACTCGCGGCGGTTCCAGAAGCGCAGGAAGCGGCTGAGCATCACACCCTCGCCGTCTGCGCGGATACCGACGCGTCGGTCAGATCCTTGATCGCGCCGGCGGCGGCGGGCGCCGCGTTCAGCACATTCGTGAGCTGCTGGGCCTGCGCTTCCGCCTCGTCGGACGCCTGCATTTCTTCCTCGGTGTTCATCGCCTCGATGGGGACACCGCCGTAGTCGGCCAGCAGGCGCGCGCTGCGTTCGCCGTTCACCACCTTCGCGGCGCGCGGGTCGAACTGCGCGACGACGCCAAGCTGCTGCAGCCACTGCAGGATCGCGGCGCCCTCGCCGGCACGCATCGCCTTGTTGAGCGGGCTGTCGTACTCAATATCGACGTCCTCGCCAGCGTCGCGCAGCTCGGGCGGCATGGGCGGGAACTGGCCGGCCTCGGCCAGGATGTCGATCTCGCGCTCGATCATCGGGCCGAGCAACTCCGATTGCGTGCGGCCGAGGGTCGGCGCGAGCAGCACGCCCTTTTCCTGCGCGCGCTGCAGCACCTCGGTGGCGGTCATGTCGCCGCTGTCGACCAGGATCTGGAACAGCGTCACGTAGAACCACTGGTTGATCGTCTCGCGGGTCTGGTTCGCGAAGTCCATGCCGATCTGGGCCTGCTTGCCCAGGTTCAGGGGCTTCACCAGCTCGTTGCCCTTGTCGTCCAGGCCACCCCAATTGAGCGAGCCCGAGCGCAGGTCGAAGCCTTCGAGCGCGCCGTCGTCGGTGAGCAGCAGCGCCGGGTCGACCATCTTCTGCGCGCCGCGGATGTTCGTCTTGTTCTGCTCGTTCGCCATCCGGATGTCGGGGATCGCGTCGTAGGCGGGGCTGCCCCCGTAGACGTCGCCAGTGCCGACGTAGAAGCGCCCGATCGCGATCGGGAACGTGCGAAAGCCGCTGTTCTGCACGATGCGCTCGCGCGACTCGTCGAGCCAGTAGCTCGCGAACTTCATGTTGCGGCCGTCGAGCTTGCGCACATCGCGCTCGGCGCGCGGCTGCACGACGTGCAGGAAATCCGATTGCTTCTCGGGGTTCTGCTCGAGCATCGACTGCATGGACGGCGACAGGTTTTCGCGTCCGAAGCGCTCGGCGGCCTGGCGCAGCGTGAGGCGCCAGACCACGTGTGTCTTGTCGATCAGGCCGGCGTTGTTCTCGGCGAACCAGACTTGATTCATCGGCAGGTTGCGGTAGACGATGCCGCGCCCGACGTCGTGCTCGCTCATCAGCGCGCCCGGGCCGAACAGCCCGATCGACTGGTAGGTCGCGCCGATCTGCGTGACGAAGCCGCCTTGCCAGCGGTAGCGGTTCGAGAACAGGGTCTGCACCACCTGCTGCAGATACGCCTTCACGTTCGTGGCCTGATTCAGCGCCTCGTTGCCGGTGGAGAGTCGGTGCCAAAACTGCGTGGCCGGCGTGATCATCGAGTCCATCGCAGCCACGAAGTTGCGCAGCGCCAGCGGCGCGGTGGAGTCGAAAATCTTCTGCGAGCGCTCCCGGCCGCGGTCATTCGACGTGCGCGGCTGCTGGCCGAACTTGTCCAGGCGCGGCATCAGGTAGTCGATGACATCGTTCCAGACCGCCTCGTAGGACTGGCGGTTCTCCTTGAGCTGCGAGTGGTCGGCGTGGATCGCCTGCAGCAGCTTGGCGTCGTCGTTCGTCATGTCCCGAGCACTGCCTTCGCCGCCGAGCCGCTGGCCGCCGGCGCACTCACGGACGAGGAATCGACGGTCGCCGAGTCGCCGGCCAGGATCGTGGCGGCGGTGCCCCGGCGCTTGCGCAGGCGCGCGGCCGCGTCATCCGTCGCGGCGGTCGTGTCGGTCGTCGGCTGCGTGGTGTCGGCCGTGGTGATCGTCGGCGACGGGATGTCGGGGCTGAGCCCAAAGAATCGCATGTTTGCCTCTCCGGCGTGTCATGGAGAGGCCCTAGCCTTTCCGGGGAGTTTCCGGAGAGGCTAGGCGGGGGTGGACGGCAGATTGGCCGTCTTTCAGTCGGTGACGGCTCGGGTCGGGCGCTTGCCGGCGGGGCGCTTCACGCGCACCAGGTGCTTGTGCTCGCCGGCGCCAACCATCAGGTATTGCAGCGCCTCGGCCACGTGCGAGTACATGTTCTTCTCGGCCTTGTCGGCGTAGCGCTCGGCGGTCACGGCCATGCGCCGGAAGCAGTAGCCGCCGGACAGCGCCTTGCGCAACTGGCGACAATCCGGATGGATCAGCAGGCCGGGCTCGCCGTCGATCATGCGGGTGAGCGCCTCATCGACCGCACCGTAGCGCAGCGCCGTGTCGTTCGTCGGCGCGGGCTTCGCGTCCAGGCCGGCGGCGCGCAGGATCTTGAAGGGCGTGTCCTCGTCGTCGGCCTGCGAGCGCTGGTCGCCCGCCGGATCGCCGCTGATCGCCTGCAGCTCGAAGCCCGGGTAGAGCGTCGCCACGTGGCGCTTGATTTCCTCGGCGAACTTCTTCGCGCCCATGCTGGTGGCCACCAATTCGCTGCGGATCCGCCAGCCGCCCATCGGCTTGCGCTGCGCGAACACGGCGGCCGGCGTCAAGCCGAAGTCCATGCCGATGCCGATCGGCGCACCGCGGATCAGTTCGAACGGCTTGCAGTGGAACGAGTCGGCGTAGTCCGGATGCACCGGCTTGCCGTCGACCACGAACCCGTATTCGTTCGCCAGATTGACCTTGATCCAGTCGTATTTCTTGCCCTGCAGCCCGCGCTCGTAGTAGCCAGGCGGCAGGTTGTGCAAGTTCTCGGCGCGCGGGTTGACGACCCACCGATCGCCGTCGCGGATGACGCCGCCCGGCTGCGTGATGAATACCCAGCCCTCGGGCTTCTGTTCCTCGGCCAGCTCGTAGAGCCAGTGGTCGGAATCTGGCGAGTTGGTGTCGCCGAACATGCCGTACCAGGTCGGCGGCACGTCCTTGGGGTAGCGGCCGACACGCAGGTCGAGCATGTCAACCACGGGCTTGGCCAGCTCCTTCACCTCGTTCAGCCACACCCAGGTCGCCTGCAGGCCGCGCGCCTTCTTCACGTGCTCGGGCCTGTCGAACGCGATGAACAGCACCTCGGCCTCGACCGTCGTGCCGTCTTCCAGCTCGAATTCAAGGTAGTGGGTCGGCGGCTCCATCCCGCCGCCCACGTAACGCCCGAGGTCATCGAACATGTCCAGCCAGTCCTTCACGGTCGTGGACAGCAGGTCCGGGTAGGTGTTGCGCACCGCGATACCGCGCGAGCGGCGCACGCCGTGGGCGTCCGGCTCCTGCTCGCACATGGCGCGGAAGCCCTTCCAGCAACTGGCGTTCGTCTTGCCGCTGCCGAGCGGCCCTCGGATGATGGTTCGCGGGTCGCGGGACAGGATGTATTCCTCGAGCTTCGCGCCCTGCGGCGCGTACTGGAATTCGATTTCGCTCATTGCTGGTTGCCTCAGTAAAAGCCGATGCGCCGCGCCGGCGGCTTCACCACGGGTTTGCCCGTGACTTCCTCGACCACGGCGTGCGGCTCGTCGATCACGTCGCGCTGTTGCTCGACGGAGCCGTGACCGGTCCCGAGGGACCACGGTGTGCGCAGGTCATAGCCCCAGTTATCGGCCCAGTCATCACTCTCGAACATGTCCATCACCTCGTGTCGGTCGGCCGCAGCGCGTCAGCACCGCGGCCGGGTTGCGTTACGCCGCGTCGTGCAGGCGTTGCTTGAGCAGGTAGCCTTCGAGCGGCCAGATTTTCGCGACGGCATTCTGTCGCGCGATCTTGCGGCCGATCTCGGCGTCGAAGTTCTCGGGGCTCGCGCACGCCGACTCACCGGTCACCGTGAAGCCATTGCGCAGCACCAGCACGCAGAAGGTCAGCAGGCTAAGCTCGACGGCATGTTGGTACGGAGATGGGCTATCGCTGGCCTCGAATGAGCGGACCGCTCCGTCCATCCCCGAGAAGTAGTATTCGCCAGTGATCGCCGCCTCGACGGCCGCCGGCGTCACGCGCGGCGCCGTCTTGCCCTTCTCGATGATCTCGCGTTCGATATCGTTGTCGTTCATGGTCTTACTCCTGGTTGCGCGGCTGGCAGCCGCTGGTGATCAATCCTTGGGTTTGCGGCCAGTCATGTCCTTGACGCGGACCTTGGGCCGGCTCAGTTCGAGCTTGTCGTTGAAGATGCTGAAGTGGCGGCCCAGCAGCTCGAGGTTCTTCACCTTGTCCGGCCACTTGATCTTTTTCAGCACGCCGACCATCGCGCGCTCGTCGCCGCTGCCCTCGAACATTTCGGCCAGATCGAAGCCCGACAGGTACTGACGCCAG